AACATACAGCAAACTTGGAAATCCAAATGGATGGGTTCCAAAAAGTATATTTGATTATGAAACTGAAGTGAATGAGGCAAAGAGAAACATAAAGTTGTTGCGTCCAAATTATATCAACGAATTTAAAACTCAATTTAAAGATTTAATTAATGGATAATAATCTGTCTTTAAATATAATGTCAAAGAATCCTCTTGAGGTTGTAATTAGTGAAATTACTATCATAAAATTTGATGGAAAAAATAAACAAAATATAATGCCTCAATTCATTGAATTGAATTTATATCAATCTATTTTTGAACCAGTTATGAAGGCAGAAATGCTCATCAATGATAACATTGGTTTATTTGTTAACTATCCATTTACTGGTGAAGAAATAATAACTGTAAAATATGAACAGATAAGTGACAATGTGGTTGCAACTGATAGCTCTAAAGTATTAAAATTTATTATTAGAGGTGTGCGTAATGTGGCTCATGCTGATAGAGCTAGATCATTAATGTACATTGTTGATTTAACAAGCGTTGAGTTTCTTCAAAATACAAGAAAAAATGTATCTCATGCTTTTGATGATCTTGTAGAAAAAATGGCAGAAAAAGTTTATATTGAATATATTAAAAATGATACTCAAGAAAAATTTGGAACTACAAAACCATTTAATATAGAAACATCTTCCAAGATAAGAAAGTTGATTGTTCCTAATCTCAGACCATTTCAAGCCATTCAATGGTTAGCTAAACATGCAATTGCAGAAAATAAAGATACTAATTTTCTTTATTTGTTCTATGAGGATAATGAAGCATTTAATTTTGTAACCATTCAAAAGCTTATAAAAGATTCAATGGCAAAATATAAAGAAGATAATCCAGATGATACTAAGGCTAAAAAATACAAATATGTGTCTGATATAGAACAGGGAATGAAGACTTCTCAAGATAATCCAGATGATATACTTTATCAAATTACTAATATTGTAAACAATAAAAGATTTTCATCTATAGAAAAGATTGCTGGTGGGTACTATCAAAATGAATTGTTTGAAATAAGTTTGCTTCAGAAAAGTTTTACTAGTACTGTAACAGAATTAGATATTAATTCCAAAGGATCAAATCATCTAGCACCAAATCCTTTGAATACTGACTCATACATAAATTATGTAAAAAATAAAAAAGAAAATTCAGAATATGCAAATAGAATTCGTTATATAGTTAATAACTATGAAGATTTAAGTGATGAACATAAAAGTCAACCTCAATATCGTTCTAAGTACGGCAATGCTACTAGATATACATATGCTTTAAATCAAATAGATTATACTATAACTGTTCCTGCTAATATGAAGTTAAAGGCTGGGCAAGTAATTAATTGTGAACTACCAGAAATGCATGGATTTAATGATGTTCAAAAAGATGAATATATATCTGGATTCTTCCTTATAACAGAAGTAAAATTAGTTCTTGGTGCTGGTGGTAGAGCGGCAACTTCTTTGAGAATTAATAAAGATGGTTATACTACAAAACTGGCAGAAACTAGTAAATACGGAAACCTAGAACAATGATGTTAGATGATTTTTATGGCGATAGATTTAGATGGTTTGTTGGTGTCGTCAAGGATATTGGCGATGATAGATCACGAGTAAGAGTTAGAATATTTGGTATTCATCACACTGATGATTTAACTAAAGTATCTGATGGTGATCTTCCTTGGGCTCTCGTTCTTTATCCAACCACTGGTGGTCAGGCATCTAGTGGTAATGCTAGTCATAACTTAACTCCTGGATCATGGGTTGTTGGGTTTTTTATGGATGGTATTGATTCACAACAGCCAATAATTTTGGGATCAATCAATGGTGGTGCAGAATCAGTCAATACATCTCCAGCACAAAACTCATCAAATCCATCCAATAACAATGCAGATACTGGAACTCCTTCATCAACTCAGTTGACTGGTGGAACAAACGTACAGAAAGTTTATAATTATTTCTGGCAAAAGCTGAAAGAAGAAGGATCATATTCTGGTGATCTAAAAATTATTGTATCAGCTATTTGTGGTAATCTACAAGGTGAGTCTGGTCAAAACATAAGTGATCAAGCATATAATCCAAATGACAAGGGCGCACCATCTTTTGGTATATGCCAATGGAGAGCGGGGAAGTATGATAGATATACTCCATTACTAAAATTCTGTGGTATCAATTCACCAGTAAAACCACCAAATCTTCCACCTCTTGAAAAACAATTAGATTTTATGTGGCATGAACTTCATACATCTGAAAGAGCAGCCTATAATAAACTTCTCACTTCTACTACAATTCAAGATGCTGTAGCTGGAATGATATATTTTGAAAGAGATGATTCATATAAGAAGATAAACGGAAACTGGACAGTAGATAGAAATGCATCTAGCTATACAAGAAAATTAAGTCTTGCTAGAAACATATATAGTTCCACTTCATTTACAGGGGCTGCAACTTCACAATGATGCTAATGTCACCAGGGGCTCTGTCCTATCATAAAAATTTAACATTTGTTTTTTCTAATACCTTGAGAAATGAATCTATTGATATTAGTCAATATTCAAGTGATTACGTTATCGCTGTGAATGGAGAAGTATATTCTTCTGGTTCTGGTTCTGGAGATAGTGCCACTGTTGTTATCATTGGTGGATCAGATAGATTTATCAACGAGAAATCTGAAAGACTTGAATCAACATTCTACATGAGTGAGCCTCAGAAGCTAACACTATATAAAGCTATAAAGGAACTTTCTAAGAGAACAGATAGCGCAAATATATTAAGTAATAATGATAAATTAGAGCAATCAATAACCGCTCTTTATAGAAACTTTTGTGGGTAATAAATGGCAATAGATAAATTTACTAATGATCCAGCTTATGCTAAAAAAATAACCAACAGAGAAGGCGCTGGTGTTAGTCAGAGTGCTGCGCCTCAACACATTGATGGTTCTGGCAATCCTATTCCTTATTATGAAGTATCAGTAAAAGAAAAACCTGGTCATGCTTCTGATACTACAATCACACATACTGGACCTGGTGCTGGTGTATCTACAGGTGTAGGTAAATCAACTGATATGCAAGGCTTTGTTTCCACAACTGGAAATAGAGTTATGATTGATAATAGTTTTGGCTCTGATAATATCATTCTTCAACATCATTCTGGTGCAACAATTATCATTGACGCTGATGGTTCTATCCATATGATTTCATCTGGTAAAAAGGGTGTTGGAATGATATCTCCAAAGGGTGATGCTACGGTATTTGCCAAGAATCATCTTATCCTAAAAGCAGATGGTAAACTAACTATTGAAACTGATGGCGATCTTGATATGAATGTGGGTGGAGCATTTTCTCTTCATGTCAAAGGAGATATGCACACATACGTAGAAGGTTCAATCGAAGAATTTACGGATGGTGCTAAGGTATCAGAAGTTGTCAAAGATTTAAGTCATACTGTTGGTGGTGATAATAGAGTAACTGTTGCTGGTATTATGCGTACACAAGTTGCTGGAACTAATTCTATTGATGTGCGTAAAGATTTTACTATGCGTTCTGATGCTAATACGGTTATTCAGACACAGAAGAATATGACTCTACAATCTAAAGTAGATTTTACACAGGATGTAAAAGGAAAGTATACAGTTAAAACAGAAGGCAATCTTGTACAGAGTACAAAAGGAACATTTACTACTGTTGCAACTGGCGATTTAACTATTCAAACAAAAGGTAAAATGAGCACTAGGGCTGATCTCGCTGTGAAGATATCTGGCAAATCAACTATGGCTATTCATTCTACTGGTCCAGCAGATTTTAGAAGTTCTTTGACTGATATTGATGCTGGCCCTGGTACACCAGAAACTCCAGCTGATCCAGCAACTGTTACAGAAGCAGGAAAAGCACAGTACATTCCGCCTGAAAATATTATTGATAATATGACTACAGTTCGTGAAGCACCAGATTTTCCTAGAAATGCTAAGAGAATGTCTAAAGGTGAATTCTCAGTATATAAGAATGAAGGCAATACACCAAATCCAAAAGCAGAAGCAGCGGCTGCACCAAATCAAGGTGCTGGCGCACCACCATCAATTTCTTCTGGTGATATGATTAATCCAGTAAGACCAAGTTCATATGATAAATCATCTGGATCATTAACTTCTGGAAGAGCAGAACAAAACCCTCTCCCAATTCCAGCTTCAATTTATAATACTAATGAAAAGATATCAAAGCATGTGACAGTTGGACAGGTACTTGGACTAAGATCAGTTGCAGCTGGACAACAAAAAGCAGTTATTGTAGAGGCTATGAATGTTGCTTGGAATATCATTGATCCTATCATTGAAAGGTATGGCGCAAGGGTACAAATAACATCATGGTATAGAAGCAATTCTGGTAATCATTCTAAGGGTGGTGCAGTTGATTTGCGTTGTTCTAATAAAAATGATGTACAAGTAACCGCAGAAATTGCTGCATATGTCAGAGATAATCTTCCATTCAGTAAAATTTTATTAGAAAAAAATGATAGTCCAGGAATTCATGTTCATGTAGAATCAGCACAAGCTGGTTCTGGTGGTGGAGGAACAGTATTAACATGTTCTGATCCACAGTGTCGTTCTAGTGTTCCAGGTCTTCAATTACAAGTTGCTGTAGCAGCATTAGGGAGTAAGAGAGTTGTCTGATATTTTTGATTTTGGTGGTGGAGGATTTGATTTACCCACAGACATAGCTACTGCGGTAGATGTAGGAACCATAGCAGATTCAGTAAATCCTTATGGGTTGGATGCAGCTTTTTTGGGGGATCAAAGTTTCAATACAACAATGGAAAATCCTTATGGATTAGATGCAGCTTTTACAGGAGATCAAACCTTCAATACAACTATACAAGGTGGATTGGAAACAGGTTCTAATATAAATTTTTATGATCCAAATATATCAACAGTCAGTACAGACATATCTGCACCAACATCAGCATATTCTTTTAATAATGGTGCTGGTACAAATTTTTATAGTTCAAATTTGGGTGAAGTTACTACTGGTTATTATAACCCATCTACTGCGTATTCATTTGGAACGGATGCTTCTGGTGTAAATGCTGGAATTAATACTCAATTTGGAACAGCAAGTGGATTTTCTGTAGATAATATAGCAGATACATCTATATCAAGAGGTATAACTTCTGGTGTTGGTTCAGATGTTATATCAAGTGCAACTGGTGGTGCTGCTGGATTTAATATTGGCGGATTGCTATCAGGGTTTACTGGTGGAGGCGCACCAGCGATTAATTCTATATTATCAAATATTACTAAAATAGCATCTAATGGTGCTGGAATACAAAATATAGCTGGATTGATATCTGGTATCAGTGGACTAGCATCTAATTTTACTGGTGGTCAGCAACAGTTTGATATGAATGGTATGGCTGTTGGTGGTTCAGATAAACCAAATATAAACAAAGACACTACAGCACTCACACAGATTGGTGTTTATACTAATCCTGGTTTCTTTGGCGATCAGGCAATGAAAAATTCAAATGTTGCTTTTAATAATGTAGTAAATCTTTGTTCAGCAGTTTCTGGCATTGCTTCATTGTTAAGAACAAATGATTCCCCTCCACCCACTTATGTTAGAACACCAACAAATTATATTTTAACAGATAGAGAAAAACAAGCAATTGAATCTAAATCTTTGATACTATCAACTTATGGTGTTGTACCTCAAGATATCCTAAGTGCATTTTTCTATATCCTTTCTGCTTTAGAAAAAGTTGAAGATTTAATTTACATTGGTCAAGTTACTGGTATACCAGAATTAGGAGATTCACGATATGTACGAAATATTCTTGGTATCCTTGAAATAAATTCTATTTACAAGGTAGGTTATTTGGCTAATGGAGTTGCTTCTGTTATTAACAAATATGCTAATATATTTTCAAATGTAGAGATGGTTGCAAATCCAAATATGACAACATATGGTGATGTTGAACAAGCAAGAACTTTGGCATTAGCATTGGGAATTCTTGGTCCAGTAATGCTTTCATCTGCAACAAGCCTGAATGGTAATGTTGGTATATTAGCTAATGCTCCAAATCTATCTTCATCAGCTATAGATAGAACTATTAATTCGACTATTCAAATTGCAGCTGGTCAAACAATCAATTTAATTGGTACTGCATTGACAAATCCATCAGCTGATATAGGACAGTTGGCAAGTCAAATTGGTGTAGGCGCACTTAAAAATATATTAGGTTCTACACCTCTTGGTGGTGTTCTTAGTGCGTTTGGTATTTTTGGTGGTATTGCTGGTGGTCCTCTTCTTTCGCAGATGGGTGGATTGGCTATTGGTAATTATATGTCTGAACTTGTCACAGGTAAAAGAATTCCAACACAAAAGATTGCAAACAATCCATCCCTAAGACCACCTTCTTATGCTGGAAAAGCATTCTTTGGTGAAACCCCATGCGCTCTTCCAGCTGTAGATCAATTATTCTGTAGAAAAGTAGGATCGTTTGGTGAACCTACTGGTGGTTCTGGAGCAGATTCATTTGGTATGCAAAACTTTGCATCATTTGGTGGTGTATTGGATGTTGCTTCTGTTGTATCAAGAATGGTAACTGGTTCTGGTGTTGTTCCAAATACAAATTCTTTTTATGGTCAAAATGTAAACACCATGATCAGTAATGTGGCTAATATCTTAAATGTAGGAACAGGATCATCTATAGAAATGAGACGTTCAGATAATGCTATTCCAATGATGATTAGTATTAGTGCTGCTATTGCTGGTCAATCTTTCAGTCCATTTGGGTCTGGAACTATGTCTGATGGGTGGAAAATAGCATCTTCAGCTGCAAACGAAATACAAAATATAAATCCAGGATTCCTTGAAGCATGTTTCACTTCCTTATAAATACTTAAATGACAACAAAAAACATTTATTCAGATTTAACTACCAATTTTAATATCCACCCTGTTAAGGGTGATCTGGTACTTTTGAATGATGAGGTTGCTGTAAAGCGTTCAATCATCAATTTAATGTATATCGAACCGTATGAGAAATTTTTTAGCCCTAATGTAGGGGCTGGGTTAAAGTCATATTTGTTTGAAAATATTAGTTCAGATACAGAATTCATGATAAGAGAAAAAATAATAGAGACTATAGTGAATTATGAACCAAGAGCCAATTTGATTAATGTATCTGTGACAGCTGACCCTGAAAATAGTATGTATACAGCCTCAATTATTTTTTCTGTATTAAATAGCATCAATCCAGTAACTTTAGAAGTTATATTAAGAAGAGTAAGGTAATGGCAAATACAGGATTTCTCTCAGTATCAGATGCTAGTTTTGATGGGATCAAGAAAAATCTCAAATCTTTTCTTAAATCTAAGACAGAATTTAAAGATTATGATTTTGAAGGGTCCAACCTCAATTCATTAGTAGATGTTCTTTCCTATAACACATATATGAATTCATTCTATCTTAACATGATTGGTAGTGAGATGTTTCTTGATACGGCTCAGTTGAAAGAGTCTGTAATATCTCATGCCAAAGAGTTAAATTATCTTCCAAGATCAAGAACATCTGCAAAAGCTTTGGTGACATTTACTATCAATACTGGTGCTGATACACCATCTACTGTTATTATACCAGAGAATTATCCAGTCAGAGCAAAGATTGATCAAACTTATCTTGATTTTTCTACAGATGAAGATATCATTGTATATAATATCAATGGTGTCTATTCTTCAGGACCAGTGTATGTGTATGAAGGTAAACTTGTAACAGAATATTTTACAGTTAATGATGGCAAAAAATACATATTACAATCTGATAATGTTGATACTAATAGTCTTAAAGTTACAGTAATTAAATCTGATACAGACTCATCAAATACCATTTATTCATACTCTGATACCCTTCTTGGTTTAAATCAAAATTCTGAAGTATATTTCTTGCAATGTTATAAAGAAAATCAGTATGAGGTTATTTTTGGTGACGGAGTTACTGGCAATAAACTTACTAATGGAAATATTGTAAAGGCAACATATAGATCATGTAATGCTGAATTAGGCAATAGAGTTTCTAGATTTGCAATAACAAGAAAAATTGAAAATGACAAATACGATCTGGTTGTTTCTACTAATTCTATTGCTGTTGATGGCTCTGAGAGAGAAGATATAGATTCAATAAAATATTATTCTCCTAGACATTTTACTACTCAGAATAGAACAGTAACAAAAGATGATTATGTCAATTTGATCAGAAATCAATTCCCACAAATTAAAACTGTTGGTGTGTATGGAGGCGAATCCGCTGCCCCACCTCAATATGGCAAAGTCATCATAACTCCAATCCCATATGGAACTGTTCCTTTTATTTCAACTCAGTTAAAGAAATCAATTATTAGTTATTTGATGACAAAAACAATAACTACAGAACCTTTGATATATGATCCAGAATATCTATATCTAAAGATTGTTACAAACGTATTGTTCAATCCAACACTTACAAATAAAACTTCTAATCAATTGATAACTGAAATCACAAAGAAAATTCAAGAGTATGATACAAATAATCTAACAGAATTTGGAAACGATTTTAGAAAATCTAAGTTGATGAGTATGATTGATTCTACAGATGCGTCAATCATAAGTAATGATACAGCTGTAAGAATGGTATATAAAATTACACCAGTTAAAGGTAAATCACAGAGATTTCAATTTACTTATTCCAATGCTATCTACAGACCTGTTCAATATGAATATAAGCCATTAGAACAAGAAGTTATTCAAACTAATACATTTTCTTATGTAAAAAATAATAATTTATATCAAAATGTTCTTATTGTTGATGATGGTATTGGAAATTTAAATCTATGTTATACATCAAATGGTAACAGAATTATTCTTGAAAAAGGAATTGGAACTGTAAATTATAAAAATGGAAATATAAAATTTGATATCAAACCATATGATTATACTCAATCAATTGATTTTTATGCAAAGCCAAATACTTCAGATGTTAATGTTAATGAAAATAAATTTTTAAAGATAGACTATAGTAAAATCATCGTTCTCGTAAGCCCAATAGCATAATATGTTCACAGATTTAAAAAATATTACTCCTTTAATAGAAAATCAATTTCCTGCTTTTTATAAGGAAGAAGGAGAAAACTTTTTACAATTTTTCAAAGCATATTATGAATGGATGGACTCTGAGTATGGAGACTATCATAGGTCTAGAAGACTAGGAGAATACAGAG